TACTTTTGTCATCATTTTTTAGGTTTTTGTTATCATTAATCGGGTTATTGTTCTCATTAACTATATTTGAGTTAATTTCATCATCTTTTAGCAGCAAATAATCCTCTTTCATCTCCACTTTTTTGCGTCTATAGGTGGCTTCCTTATATCTTAACTGGATTCCGTGACTGGTTAATATATTGTGTTTTTCAAAAAGTTCCTGGTTAAAAACGCCCCATTTGACACAATCGTTAATGATGTCATTAATCTTGTTAATGTTGACATTAACCTCGCTACTGAATAGTAATTGGATTTCCTCTGTCCAGTCGATGTAATACTTCTGGCTGTAAATTTTCTGCCAGAGTTTAATCAAAAACCCGAATCCTTCTAAGCCATATTTAGCCTCTACAAGTTTAATTTTGTCTTCCATGTTGGTGTCTATAGTGAAGTAATCTATCCCTGATTTTTGTGGCCTAGCCATCTAGTCATCAACCCCTTGTGTCACCTTCAAATGATTTTAAAAGAGCATCTAACCCGGAATGTAGTCTTTCTTTTTCGTCTAACTTTAATTCTATTGGGCCAACCATCCCGACTAATTCACCATTATTTTTATAAAATGCAACAGGTGTAAATCTTTTGTTTTCACTATTGATTTCGCACTCATGTTCTTCAAATATTTGATAATATTTTTCTGAAATCACACTCACAAAAACGCCTGAATGATAAATTCTTTTGTCATTGTCAAATATAAAGTCCGATACTTCAGCTGGCCTATATTTATCTAGAGTTGCAAATAATTTTTCAAAATCCGGGCCACCATCATTTAACATCGTTCCAAAAGTCGAACATTTTTCTCCAACTTCTAAATCAGGAATATAAGCATTTCTCTTAAGAGATGAATATTTACTCTTGAAAAAATTAAACTGTTTCTGGTTCATTTTGACTAACAAAAAAGAGTCTGTTACCCAGTAAGTTTTTTTATCTTCCCTCCAGCAGTGTAGATCGCCTTTCTTTAATTCCTTAATTGCTTTTTTAATTTTCATTAGGTCTTTCCTCCTCTAATAGTTTTGATTTTCTCAACCTCAGATTGCTAAACTTAATCTTTTCTTTCTCCAGTATTTCATTTGCCCGCCAGAATGGATTATCATCAGACCTGAAAAAGAAATACATTGTCTGGCCTAATTCCTTATCAAAATAAATAGCCTCATAAAGCTCCATATTTGCCTCTTTCTCGTCAATCTTCTTTTCAATAGCCTTTTGTATCTTAATCTCAATCATCTGCTCATTTGATATGAGATTATCTAAATATTCGTCGGCTGTTAAAACAGTTCCGGCCGCGATTCCAATAGAAAAGACCATGATGAAAAAACTGAATGCTATTTTCTTGTTAATTGTCATCATTTTGAATCATCCTCAAAACCAAAAATAAAGCTTTTTTCCTGTAAATTTATAGGTGTTTCTGATATACTATGCTTATGATAGTTTTTCTTGACTCGCTCGGCTGAATTGCCCTCAGCTGAGCTTTTGCTGTCTTTTATCCACATTTTTCTGATATCCCTAAAAAAACTCGGCGCAAAAACAAATATCAGTATAAAAGCGCAAATCCACATTATATTTTTCCCAATTAAAATTAATATATTCATCCTCTACCACCAAAAGCTATAAATACCAATACCAATAAACCCCATCCTCCAACTGCTACACCTGCAGCCATTATCATAATTTTAAAATTCAGCTCTCTAAACATAATCTTCCTCCTTTATAATTCTTAATGCTTTTTCTAAACCTGCAATATTTCCGGCTCTCCAGGATGTGTTGTCATTTCTTCTTGCCTGCTTTGAAATTTCTAAAGCTTTTTCTATTTCTTTAACTGCAGCTGGCTTACCCTGCTGCGCTTTTAGCATATCTTTATTTATTTCTCGTAATTCTTTCAGTAGTTCTTTTTTAGTGCCTGTTCTTTCATATCTTTTGATAAGATCATAAACATCAAGTTCTATTTTTTTGATTTTTTTGAATTCAATCATTATTATTGACCCCCCTCTATTTAACTACCCTTATTTCTTTAAAAGGTTTTTTATCTATAACTTCTTCTCCATAAAACCAACTTAAAAATGTATCTCTCGGGATCCGCCAGGACTGATTGATTTTTTTTGCTCCTGGTATGTCTCCAGCTGCTATAGCATCATAAACTTTTCTTTTGCTGATTCCTAAAAGTTCAGATAAATGATTAGCAGTTAAGGCAAAAGGTAGTTTCATTCTCTCTTCTTCTATTTTTTCTTCAAGTATTTCTCTTGCCTGAATAGTTATATCCAATTTTCTCACCCACTTAAGCTGAATACTTAATAACTAATTTCTCAACTACCATTGTATAAATTTCTTTCAGTCTTGGTTCCTCTTCAATTACATCAAGTTTATTTACTTGCCTAATCTTTGATTTTTTAGCTCCAGCCTGCTCTAACCTGTCTTTTAAATTATTTAGCCTGACATCGAGTCTGCATCTTGCTCTATTTTCCAAAATGTCATAACTCTGTTTTCTAATTTCCCTGTAATTTTTGTTTCTAAAAGCTATACTGTTAATTTGCTGATTAACCCAGTTTCTCCAATCCTCGTCAGTATGGATTATTGCACCTTTAATTGTTTCGATTTGTTTTTCTTGATGATCAACTTTCTGTTTTAATTCTTTTACTGATTCAGCTTGCATAATTATTAAGTCTTCTACTGAATTTGGTTTTGAAATATACTGGCCGGTTTTTCTGATTTCAGGTATCACTTCATGAGTTATCCATCTCTTAAATTTCTTAGCTTCTGGCTTTCTGCTACCTAATACTAAATTATAAAGGCCAAATTCATTAACTAAGTTTGTTTCTCCAACTCTACCCCCTAGATTCAATCTAGTCACTTCGTCAGCATCTAATCTTTTAACAGCATCAGTAGTATTTTTTATATCTAAAGAATCACAAACATCTTTTGCAACAAATAAAACCTGATCATTTCTTTTTAAAGTTCTTACTTCTCCAAAATTTTTATTTTCAAATATTTTAATATTGCTCATTTTTTACCTCCTATATTCACTATTTACGAACCTTTGCGCAAAAAATTATTTGCTTTTGTTCTCTCCTACTTCTTCATAGTTCGATTCTTCAAAAATTTGAGTCATGCTGACATCCAAAGCTAATGTTATTTTTCTTAAAGCCCTGAGACTCGGGTCAGCATTCTCATTTTCAATTTCAGAAAGATAATTTCTTGAAAGATCAGCTTTTTTTGCTAACTCATTTTGCCTCATCCTTTTTTCTACTCTCAATTCTTTAATTAATTGCCCTATTGACTTACTCACTTAAACCACCTCCTTTTTTCGTAAATATTGAATTCTAAAATTATTATATAAACTAAAGTTCATTATAGCAAAACCCATAAAATATAATTATGGACTCTTAAAAGCGGTTAGGTAATATTAACTCTTTAATTCTTTGATGTTCGTAGAAAGTTAACAAATTTTCTCTTTACACGAACATAATAATGTATTATAATGTAATTGTACAATCATAGTGAACATACAGAAAGGAGCAAAATTATGAGTTTGGGCGAAAAAATTAAAAAGATTAGAAAAGAAGCTGGTTATACTCAATCAGATTTAAGAGAAAAAGCTAATATATCTAAAGGTTATTTATCTGAAATAGAGAATGATAAGCAAGAACCTTCTTTAAAAGTACTTAGAAGAATAGCTAAAGCTTTAGGTATATCCTCCTCTTACCTTTTAAGCGAATTTGAAAACCACGAAAATAAAATAGAAGGATATAAAGAATTTGAAATTATACCAGTGTTAGGTTCAATAGCAGCAGGCCAACCTGTATTTGCTGAGGAAAACATTAAAGAATATGCAAAAGTTCCTACTGAGAAAGTTCAAAACGGTCAATATTTTTATTTAGAAGTTAGCGGCGACAGTATGATCGGAGCTGGGATTCATGAAGGCGATTTAGTTTTGGTTAGAAAACAAAACGATGTAGCACATAAAGAAATAGCGGTTGTTATGGTTAATGCTCATGATGCCACTTTAAAGAGAGTCTTCAAGCAAAACGGCAATGTAATTTTACAGCCAGAGAACAAAAAGTATGATCCAATTTTTATTAAAAGTAAAGACGCAAGAATTATTGGCAAAGTTGTTGGTCTCACAAGATCATTTTAAAAAAGGGGGCAAATTATGACAGATGTAATTTTAGGAATACTTTGGTTTTTTACAGCAGGAAGTTGGTTATTGTCAGCAATAGTTTTCTATTTTTCTTTCAGCGGAATGCGTTCAATGGTTTTGATGGGTTCAAATTATGGTTTATTTGGAGCTTTTCAAGGTATAGCTTTCGGGATTATGCTTATTGCGGTCGGTACTATTTTTGGAGGTTTAGCAGCTTTAATTTCAGAAGTTAGAAACACTAGGCAAGTTTTGCAAAAGGAGGAATAAATCATGGTAGGTTTCTTGCAGTTTCTCGGTATATTGTCAGCTTTAGGCGGGATGTTAGGTGTTTTTGAATTTGGATATATTGATTACGGATCAGGTATAATGGAAGCTAATCCATATTTAATTGGCGTTTATATCGCAAGTGGCCTTGTAGGTTTCGGACTTTTTTGGGCCTTAGCTGCTATAATTGATAATCTCAAAAAAATTAATGAAAAACTCAAAAAAGAAGGTGATTAATCAATGGCAAGTGAACCCAGAAAGACTAAAGCAGGCAACTGGGAAGTATTTGTCTATATGGGCCGGGATTCTGAAGGTAAACAAATTAGAGAAAGCAGCACTTTCGATACAAAAAAAGAAGCTCAAAGGTGGGCCAGAGATAAAGAGCTAGAAAAAGAAACGGGCATCTTGATGGAATTTGCCAACATGACTTTCAAGCAGTATATTGACAGGTGGTTTGATGAGTATGTAGATGAGCAGCTGTCTCCTGTTACTCATGATAGGTACTATAATGTACTCTATCATCAAGTTCTAAAAATGCTGGGTAAATTAAAACTTAAAGAGATTCAGCCGGCTCACATTCAGTCTTACCTCACTTCTATTCGAAAGCGCGGCGGAAGTACAAAAACTCAACAATATCATTATGCGATTATCTCTTCTGCTCTCACTTATGCCGATGAAATGAATTATATTTATCAAAATCCAATACAGAATGTCAGGAAGCCTGGTGGCAAAACTCAGCGAAAAGTCACAAAGAAAAAGAAAAAAGTAAAAGCAATCAATAGAGATATGCTTAAAAAATGGCTAGAATTTGTTCAGGATTATGATCAGTATCTATTTGATTATTGTTACATTGCAATTAATACCGGAATGTGTCTTGAGGAGATGATAGGCTCCAGGTGGAAGGATTTAAACTTTAGCAAGGGGATTATTACTGTTGAGCAGGTTGCTGTCTATGTTATCGGCAGAGGAACTGTATTTAAAGAGACTCCGAAAGCGGCTGATAGGTTTAGAAAGATACCTATATCAGATAGCCTAGCAAACTTTTATCGCGGTATCTGGAAAAGGCAGCAGGAAATGAAAATGCACTTAGGCGATGAATATAAGGACCATAATTTAATTCTTTGCAAAGATGATGGAGAACATTATGCTCCCAGAACTGTACAGAATAAAATAAGAAAAGCCAGAGAAGCTGGCGGCTTCCCTGACTGGATCACATCCCATATATTTCGACACACTTTTGCATCTCTATTTTTAGCTGAAAACAAAAATATTAAAGAACTTCAAAAGTTACTCGGCCACTCTTCTTACGTGATTACTGCTGATACTTACAGCCATTTTCTAAAGAAAGATTTTGAAAGAGCGAGAAATGATATTTCAAAAGCTGTAGGGTCCGTTTTCTCAGTGCAGGATTAGTGCAGGATTTTGCACTGACCATTCCCTATAATCCCTGTTATATTAATACTTTAGTTATTTTATGCGCACAATCACATGTTATGCGAGTACAAATTACTATTATTAACAAATATTAACCAATCTACGATATAACGGAGATTATAGGGTTTTTATTTTCTTTCCAAATTCATTATATTAACATATGTTAACTGATTGGGTGCAGGATTTGTGCAGGATTCTCTCTTTATATAGTTCTCTATAAATAAAAAAAGACCTCCAGGCATTTTGTCTGGAGGTTAAATGCTAAATAATTATTTTATTTTTTTTGTTTCATTAACTCTTCGCCTATTCCAACCATAACTCGGCCAACTACAGGTTCTATATAATCGCCAGGGATTTGTTCTTTTACAAAATCAGCAGCTTTGTCAAAAGCTATGTCATCAAGTTCTGTTTGGTCCATAATATCAGACATTGCATTAGCAACAAGTTCTAAAATAGCATCTTTATCCACAAGATCACCCCCTCCAAAAATAATATTAATCATTTGACCAGCAGCAAGGTTAATTAATTTCTCTTTCACGCTTTCAGGCTTACCTAATTCTTTATATTTCCAAAGCAAAAAATCCCACATTCCATTGTCATAAATATATTGGCCGTCCAATTTTTTACCATATTCATCTAGCATTTTATTTGCTGCCGCAATATTTTCTTCTACAGTTGGTTGCTTCGGTGTTAAATCACCACCTCTACTAATTGATAGCCCCATCATTTTCCCCTTCCCAACTTTTTTACTGCATCACCACCTATTATAACCGCTGCCAACATACTGAAAGTTTCGTTCGGTATAACATTGAACATAAGTAAAATAGTTATATATATTAGAAAAATCAAGTCTTGCTGAAAATCATCATCTTTTAATAACTTATCCCAGTCTTTGAATAAATTCATTTTCTGATAATCTCGATTCGATTATTAGCCCAACCGGCTATAAATGATTTATATTTTTTGCTATTTTCAGCAAGATTAATATAATGCTTAATCTGATAGCCATTAAGAATATTAAAAAGAGCAATGGGTTTGCTGCAATGATTGATGGCTTTCAGAGTTTGCGGCCCCATTACCCCATCAACACTGATAGGATAAATATCATCATCAGCTGTTAACAAATTGTTAGATTTCTGTAAATTTCTATTAGCAGTAGTTTGTCCCATGTTAACTGCCTGATCAAACATTTCTTTTGCAATATCTCGGTTTTGAATTTTGTTGTACTTATGATCTAACCAAAATTCTTTGTAATAAATATCTCTGGCCTGATGCAACTTTAAATCTCTCATGTTCCCTTCATAACCATTTCTTCTGGCAACAGCTTCTGTAATGCCAAAGTTAGTCGCTCCCCCGGGATCATCTTTATGGTTAACATAGCCGCCCTCAATTTCCATTACTTCCTCAAAAGCTTCTTTAAATATATTATCCATTAATCTGGCTCCTCTCCAAATTTATTTTCTTTAGTATTCAATAATTTTTCTCGCATAAAATCAGGAATTATTACACCTAATTCATCACAATTTTCTAATATTGATATTGCTTCAGTTGCTCCAGCCCACAATAATACAAAATCTCTCATTCCATCCATGCCTATTTGAGTTATCAAATGCCCTAAAGAAATCACAATCGAATAGGTTGCTAGTTTTCCCCAACCCTTTCTTGACATCCAGCTTGATAACTGCCCTCTTTTCCCAGCTTTTGTTAAACCTGTTATATAGTCTGCAGCTAAAAGAATAAGAAACCCCTGCATTGCTGCATTAATATCCCCAAATAGCATAGTCAGTATAGTGCCCCCTGCCGCAAGAAAACCTTTGATTACGGTATGTTCAAAAAATTTATTCCAGTAATAGATTACTTCATCAATAAATGGTCTCCACTTTGCATTCACGCCTTTTCACCTCAAAACAGCCCCCGCTACAAGGCAAAAGTTTTTGTTTATCTGTATATTGCATCAACTTTTTAATCTAAACCGGTCTCCTAAATCCAACTGTTCAAGTATATGATCATCTAACTTGCTTATTACTGACATTTTTAAATTATAACTATCGCAGTGCTTAATTATTCCTAAATAGGAATTAACACTTGCATTAATATCTTCAATATCCACCTTCCCTTCAAAATACTTTTTGTTGAGATATTTGAACCTCTTTTTCATTTTCTTTTTAGTAGATTTTCTTAAATTACTATAACTCGGATATAAAACATATCCGCAAAAATCAATTCCCTCACTTACATGACCAACAGTAGTTTTATTATTAAGCTGCAGTTGGAGATAATCGTCAAGAAAAATTTCTATTTCTTGCCTGATAGTGTGAAGGTTCTTTTTGTCTTTGCCCAAAAGCACGAAGTCATCCATATAACGAATATAATATTTGACTCCCAGAGTATGCTTTACAAATTTATCGAGAAAGTCAAGATAAATATTAGCAAAAAGTTGGCTCATTAAATTACCGATCGGTGTGCCAATTCCTTTGACTTTCTTATTTTCAAAGAAGTGATCACCCAGCTGAATACCAAATTCACCATCTTCACTTTTAATAATCTGCCAGATTAATTCTAATGTATTTCTGCAGCTGATTTTCCTTTTGATTAACTGAAATAATCTTTTATGAACTATGCGATAAAAATATTTTGACACGTCAGCTTTGAGAAAATATGTTTTGCCAGGCTTTCGATCCATTATCTTTATCTTATCCTGCAGCTGATATGCAGCAAAGTGAGTTCCCTTCTTCCTTCTGCAGGCACAGCTGTATCTGTAGAATGTTCTATCGAATATTGGATAAAGAGTCTGATAGATGCTCCATTGAACTACTCTGTCTCTGAAAGGGAGCGCCATGATCAATCTTTTCTTTGGCTCATAAACATAAAACTGCCTGTATTCTCCCTGTTTATATGTTTTCCAGATTAACTCATTTTGTATTTCTATAAGATTTCTTTCTAAATTATAATTAAATTTTAATACTTCCGGTTTATATCGTTTTCTTTTCTGAGCATTTTTTGTTGCTTCCTCTAATTTATGATAGTCAGTTATTTTTTCAAACAAATTTTTGACTGTTTTCGGGATAAATAATCACCACTCTCTATATATTAGGTGAAATATTAAAGCCCGCTCAAATGAGAGCGAGCTCATAACTAATCGTGACAGCTTTCGATATTTCGCTACTTGCTATCTAATTAGTAATTTATATGTTTTCCTGGAGGGACAAAATGTATCTCAGGAAGGACTAAAGGCCTGTTCATCTTTTTGAACACTGCAGCAGAGGCCTTGACCCCATACTGTCTGATAAATTTTTAGATGAGCACAGGCGCCACGCACGCCAATGTTAGTGTTCACGTTCCACGGGTTATTGTTCGAGTTGACCGTCCGAGAACCACAATTACTGCCATTGTTGAAGTTGCCACCAGCGATGAGGACCAACGCCCTTAGCCCTGTAAAATTTATTTTTTACAAGACTTAATCCAGCCGCCTAAAAGCCGCCCAATTTCGTCTATTTTTTTGACTACAATTTCATGTTTTCTCGGTGATAAATGAGTCATATCTCTTGCAAATCTAACCTGCAATTTTAATTTTTTAAGCTGCAAATCTATTCTATTAAGAAACCTCAATTTACTACCATAAGTTTCATTAGCTTCTATTATTAAGTCAAATATTTTAAGTGTTATATTTTTTATGCTGGTGCAAAGAACAAATTTTTCGTACTTTGGAAAGTTATCAACCACCGGGAAAAAATAACACATAAAATCATAATGTTTTTGATATATATCTAAGTCTTCCGGATCCGCCAAATCATCACTCCTTCAAGTTCGAAACCTAACCAAAAACCGTTTTCAGATTATCAGGCTGACTGATGATCACAGGCGCCACGCACGCCAAAGGTAGTGTTCACGTACCACGGGTAACCGTACGAGTAGACCGCCCGAGAACCACAACTACCGCCATTGCCGAAGTTGCCACCAGCGAGGAGGACCACAATAGAAGGATTTCCCTGCATATATGCTTCTCCATGCTGATAACTGCTGTCTTTTCCCATGTTAAGAACATCATGCCAGTCAAATGAAGAAGTGCCTGCATATCTATACATATATTCATCTATTCTTTCCCAAAGGTTACCTGCACAATCAACAAGATTATAGCAGGAAACCGCTTGTTCTACAGTTCCAGTTGCTGTTCTGCCTGAGTTGCTTGTTGCAGACCAGGCGGCATTGTTATCACCATCATGGCCTTCGGGACTTCCGTAAGCAGCCATATCCCATTCTTGGCCAGTTAATTTTCTTTTGTTGACATTTGCAAGCCCTCTAATGAAATCATAATCATTATAACCTTCAGTTCCCGAGACTGGTGTTGCGTTATATTCACTCACAAGTTCAGTCTCCGGCCAGGTGCCGCTGCCTTCACTGGCAAGATAAATATCAGCCCAGAAGTTTGAAACTTTGACCATTCCGGTCGGGTCACAGGCAGGTCTGTAGTTCAATGACCAGACTGAATTAGGAATTATATTGACTGCAATTGAGGCTGCATCATCATATCTTTGAGCATTTGTTCTGATACGTCCATAATGAAAGCCGCCTATCTTTCTCGAATTATTTTCTGTGTAACCGTCTGGATAAGTAGAATTGATTGAAACTGCAAATTCTGGCTCAGCACCATCAGCTGACTGCAGTGCATACACATAATAGTTTTCACCAAGAGTGAAGCTCGCAAAACTTCCGTCATTATCTGCTGCAGTCAAAATAGTATCAGTTTCTTTTTTGAGATTCTGCCTGTCAATTCTTAATGCCAAAGGCGGCACTGCAATTTCATCAGCTGCACTCTTTTCAATATGTCCTTTGAAGTTGAAAAATGAAGGTGAATCAGCTCCAACAAAAGTTAACATTGATCAATCACCTCCTGGACTTCATCAATAGTGAACCCTAACCTAAATATTTTCCCGTTTGGGTTATCAACAAGTTTGAACTGCACTATCTTTTCTGTTCCATCTTCTTCCTGAGTCATAACTTTGTACTCAGGCTCCGGGCCAGTTCTATCAGATTCTGCTGCAAGTTCTTTGTCAAACTCATACTTTTTGGCTGTATTTAGCAGCCCCTGGTATGCTCTTTTTACTTTTGGTGTGTAGCCAAAGTCATTAATCACATTTTCATAATCCTGTCTTGAATTAAGCACTTTTGGAAAACCTCTCATGTTATCTAACCTCCATTGCTAATGAGCCGTCAATCATTTTAAATTCGTAAATATCCCCTGTTGTTTCGTCTATTAAGTTGTTTTCTGGGTTTGAGCCCTCAGGGCCAGCTTTTACAAGCCCGTACTCTACTTTTTGAATTGTTCCATCTATTACTGCATCAAATAGAACTATAGTTGTCTCATCATTAGTTGAGCTGTAATTAGCTGATTCTACAGCAGAATATACTGAACTAGAATCTAATGTCGCTTTTATTTTTCTATTGGTGACAAATACATCCGTGTAATCTCCGGGCACTGTAAAAGTTTCAGCGCTTACATATGTTACAGTTAACGCGCTGTCAATCCATTCGGTCATATTTTCAGCAAGGTCAGACTTGATAGTTCCGTCCTCATTCATAGCTACTTCCAACCGCTCCCAGAGGGTTTCTTTTGAACCCCTGGCAACTCTTAAGTCTTTTATATACGGATTATACTCATTTGCTAATATCCAGCTTGAGCCGTTCCAAAATTTTAATTTAGCGTCAGTCCAGCCCGATGAAATATCTAACCATGGTTGGCCTTGAGTAGGAGACCCAGGAGAACTTGCTCCTGCCCATTGGCTTATTATTGTTTCAAAGTTTTCATGGAGATATTCGGCCAGTTTGGGGCCGTTAGAGTCTCCCATATCTGCTAACGATTTATGATATTCTTGAGTCATCTGATCACTCCTTTAATATCCTTCTATTATTAATTCTTCTATTGTCCCTCCGACATCATTGTTGTTAATATCTAATATTTTTACATCTACACTTGTTTTACTTTTATTTGTAAAGTTAGCATATTTCATTGTTGACCCATTCTGAACAATATCAGCGGAATATCTAACCGGAACTTTATAAAATTCTATCCCATAATCAGAATAATTTATTGTTTTCCCACCTGTATCAACTGAAATATATCTTTCTACAAGTTCTAAATCAGGAACATCAAATATCATTTCAAGTTGCTCAATTTCAAATTCTGTGCTTTCAGTTTCTATATTAATTTCAGCCTTAAATTGCGCGTATCTGAACTTATATTCGCCTGTCATATACTGCTGCCAGTCAGACCAGTCTATGTTATCATCAGAAAATTTTACATAAATTTGAGTATCATATATTGCAGGTGGATTATTCATACTGTTATTTGGGAAATCATTTAGATTTCTATCATTGAAACTAAGTAAACTTAAATCTAAATCTTGAAAAAACCAATCTTTTTTAATCCTTATATCAGTTCTGCCTACATGACCTGTGTCTATAGCTTCTGTAATGTAATTTGCCTGTTTCTCAAAATCTGGAATTCCGTTTGAATAAGCTTCCAAATCAGGCCAATCGTTAAGAGTATAATTTTGCAAATCATTAAGAGTAAACATATGATTAAACATAATTTTATTATTTATTTTGCTTAAATTTTCAAGTGTAGCATTGTCTATATAATTAAGTTCATTTCTTTCCTGTATTATATTGAGTTCGAGGCCTGTATCTGAAACCTCAAAAATAGTAGAAGTATAATTTACTGATTTTTGCTTAACTCTATCAATAGACTTGATCATGTATCTGTGAGTGCCATCTAGTTCATTTTCTGATGTCCATCTATCCCCAGTTAGTTTGGTCCCGAGAATATCTCCGTTTTCCCAGTCGGTTCCTTTTCTAATTTCATAACCTAATATGTCTGGTTCATCAACTTCAGACCATTTAAAAATAACTTTTGCTCCTTTTTGAGCTACTTGCAGAGTATTGGGCGCTGCAGGTTTATTATCTTTCCCAGAAATAACTATTGAGTTTGAAACCACTCCCGCACTTGTTATCCCTCTATATTTTGACACTGATCTAACTCTAATTTTATAATTGGAATTAACTTTAAGATTCTTAATTTCATAATCATCAGTTTCGGTTGTTCCAGCTATTTGATAATTTCCTCCATCTTCTGAATAATCAACAACTGCATGGTCAAATCTTTCATCGTCAGGAATATCAAATTCAACAACTAGATTAGAATTAAGATTTCCATCTATAGTTGTATATCCATATTCAGTAACAGATAAATTGTTAACTTCTTTTGGCGCTTCAAAAGGATTTTTAAATGTAGATGCATAATTTTCCTGCTGGACTAAACCATCGTCAGTATATATTGCTTCATTATATTCAATAGCAGTAATAGACATATTTTCTTCATTGTCTTCTGATATTTCTGTTATACGAAAAGGTTTGTCTACCCACCCAGGCCTTTCATGAGTAACTAATATTTTATCTCCTACTTCTGCTTCAATTGAGTTTATACCAGCACCAAAGCTAATTATTTGAGTGCATAACTTTGATTTTTTCTGATAATATCTTGCTTCTCTACCCGCTTGAGAAAATCTATTAACACCATTCAGGGTTATAGTTTTCATAGCTTCACCAGACACGCTGTTATCTATGAATCTAGCTCCAATAGTTTCAAAGTTTTCAGCTGGGTCCGTATATTCAACTACAACTTCTCTTAATCTTTCTTTCCTGGAAGAACCTCGCCTTCCAAAGCTTCCTTCGATAATATTATCTGTTTCTTCATCATCAGAAAATATAAAACTTTGAGTTGCTACATCTGGTTTATCAATCTTTAATTTTAATTTTCCATCGGACCAGATAAGAAATGCTCTAAAAGTAGAAAGCATCTCATTAAGAATATCCAATGCTGAACTTTTAGCATCAATAACAAAATCTAACTCAAAGCGCTTTTCCCCGTCCACATATTGATCAGCATATTCTGCAGCCTCTTTGAAAGTTTCTAAATCTATAAAAGCATCAGCGACACCAAAACCAAATCTTTTGTTACTTATAAAATCTAAAACACACCAGGCAGGGTTATTACTGTATTTTGTTATCCATCGGCTGCCGGTCCAAACTCTTACATGCCGCCCTTTTACAATCGCGGTCATAGTTGGAGTGCCTGATGTCTCTAGTTTTTCAGCATCTAAAGTTGTTGAGTAATGGGCAAGATAAGGAAATGTTTGAGAATGCTCGTTTTTCGACCATGAAGATTGGTTTCTATATCCTAATCTAGTTTCTGCACTAATAGATTTATCATCGGCTTTGATTTCTGAAATTGATTCAATCGGGCCTTCCGAAATTCCAACTTGCAGATCCATTAAATTATCATTTTCGCCGCGAATCTTTTGGTTAATTATGTTTCCTGCTACAAGATTCCGGCCATAAACTACCGGGACTGGTATCTGATGAGACTTAGTATTACTAATCGGGCCAAATGAATATGTTGGAGAATTTTTTGATTGATTCATGCTTTCTTGAAATTCTTTGGCTTCTTTATAGTTGTCATAAGAATTACCTACACTAAATCCAATCATTGCTCCGGCTGCTACTGTAACACTTGCCGCTGTACTAGCTGCTGCAGCTCCTGCTGCTAATCCAACTAATGCTCCTACTCCCATTTCCTCACCTCACTCTCCATATACTATGCAATTTTTTTCTCCACTTTGAAAATTTACTTATTCTTGCTTTCGAATTATCAAATATGTGTATAAATCTATAATTGTCAATCAAAATACCTGCATGTCTTGGCATTCCTCCGACTTCAAAAACAACAACATCTAAGGGCTGCTTATTTTTTTTATTTATCTGATCACAATATAAACTTAATCCTTCGGGCAGTCTATTTGGATTTTCTTTCATCCAGTCAGGTGGCAAAATTTCTCCATCGTTATCTGGGAGATTAATATTATTATCTGCTAAAACATCGACAACCAGTCCTAAACAGTCATAACCTTCTTCCCCTCGGCCGTTAAACTTATATTCTTTACCTAAATACTTTTCTAAATCCATCAGTCAACACGCCTCACATTTCTAATTTTCGGAATGTCTAAGAAACCGCCATAAAACTGAGTGTTATTCCAGTATTTACACCCATGACCACCGTTATAGGTTAAATCACAGCCGGCTTCTAAATGATAACTGTCGCCCGCCTGAGCATTTTGAAAAGGATATTCAACATCTACAAAACCACTTGCAGAATAAATTATTTTTCTGCTTTCATTTCCAACCTTTATAATTCCATGTTTCCAGCGATCAGCCGGCTGATTCATTGCACTATCATATATTCTGTTATTAGATATGCTGTCAATGGTCCCATTTAAAGTTGGGATATTGTAACCGCAACCTTCTCCACCAAATCCACCAGGCCATCTGCAATTAACCCCGTAACTTCTGCGAGGTAATTCGACTTCTAAAGCATCAAGATTAGACACAAGCTCAGCAGTTAAATTATATTCATCAGTTGAAATTGAATCGATAACTGAGTCAGTGAACATTTCTATTTTGTTTTCAAATTTGTCTAAGTGATTTCGAAATACTTTCCAGATCGTTACTTTTCTACCCTCGAATTGAGTATTAGCAATATAGGCCGAAAAGTTTTTATTGACATTATCAAAGGTGACTGTCACACTATCTGGAGCTGTCTTGTTATTCTTTTTGATTTTGCTTCTACTGATACTTGCTGCATAATAGGTTTGTTCATTCCCCTGCTCATCAAAAAACGCTATATTCTCAGGGAACATAGCGTAGTACAAAGTTTCTTCATCTAATTTTATTTGATATAGTTCTATCGGCCAGTTATAATCTTTATCTTTTTCTGCAATTACATCAGGGCTGAGAGTTCGGGGCATTTAAACCAGCTCCTTTAATTCAATTGAAAATGAGTGAGCTTTATTGTCATATACTTCATCGCTTAATTTAGACTGGTTGAATCTAACTTTTATGTCAGACTCAATTATGTTTCCTTCTGAGTCTTTATAATCCCAGAGAAAAGGTTCATATTCGCCCTTTCTGGCATAGAAAAAGTTTGCTATTTCTTCTGCATCATTGTTATAATTGCTTGTTTTGTCAAATTCTAGTTTGAACACTCTGAAAGGCAAACCTTTGGGGCGCCTCTGTTCTCTACCGCCTTCCATTTTGGTGATAAGAGTATTGGTGTTAATATCAACAACCCATGCTTTTTTGTACTTGTAATCAAATTTTTCCAAAAGCTCACCTCCTTAAGATTTTTTAATAGCTTGTCTAAGAGTTCCATTTCTCATAATATCTCGGCCTACAACATTGATAATTGCATCCGGATTTCTACTAACATATTCAGCAAATGATTGAGTATCAATGGCAGTAATGTCGAATATATTTATTGGCGCTGAACCACCACCATTTTGTAATCCTTTTACCTGGTCTTTATTTAGCACATATTCGCCATTTTCTAAAATTGCAGGCACTTCATTACTTTTAAGGCCGATTCCTCCACCTTCGTGATACCTCTGCATTTTTGCAATAGCATTAGCTGGGCTAACAAAACCTCCTTCATGGAAGGTTGGAAGATTTAAACCGCCTAAAGCATAATTAACTATAGGGCCAACAACAGCTTTTTGTAATACCATTGAAGCAATTTGATCAGCTATATTGTCGAATACATCTCCTAAGTCTTCGCCTCTAGCTATTGCATCTGATAAGCCAGTTATTAAATCATCTTTCCAATCAACAAATTTCTGGTTAGCTTCTTCGATTTCTAGTCCTAAATCAACAAAAGCATCAGTCATCCAGTTGATAGATTTGGCTCCTTCTTTTGAATCGCTTTCTCCAGTATAGCCAGTAGCTGCATTTCTTCCCATTCTTCCGAGATTGGCAAGATTAGTTGAAAAGTCATTAGGATCGCTTTCTGCTTTTAATGTTTCATTTATTTTTTCTCTAATTCGCCGCCATTCATCAGTGTCTTTTTCATATTGTTTTAGACGCTCTCTTAAATATTTTCGATATTGAGTTTCAGATATTTTACCCATTTCAAAGCGGTTTTCCATTTTCTCTCTTTCAAGTTGAAGTTCTTTTTTATTATATTTTTCAATAATATCTAATCTTTTTTCTCGATAAATTTTTGTGAGAGTGGCTGTATCCTGGCCTTTTTCCTGCATCAATTCTTTTTCAGCTTCATACTGCTGCTCTAATTGAGCAAGTTCTCTTTCTTTACCATCTTTTTTGAGAAGCTCAAGCTCATTTTGCAATTGTTCTTCCCTTTCAATAGCAGCCTCTTTGCGGCGCTCTGCTTCCTCTTCTTCCTGTTCGTTAACTTCTTCAAGATAATCTTTATACTGGTTATTGTAGAATTGCTCAACCATTTCTTTTAATTTTTCTTTTTGTTCAGCTGTTGCATCTTTGAGATTATCAATTCTTTCAAATTCACCATACATTTTATTTTCTAATTTAGCCCAGGCTTTTTCTGAGTCATTAGACATATTTTCTACTTCTTGCTCAAAATTATATGATTCTATTTCAGCTCTTAATTCATCAATGTAATTTTTGTAATCGCTTTGATCAGATGTTGAACCTCCGCCACCGCCACCAGATAAATCTACTTCTTCTAATTCATTGTTAGTTTCTTCAATTTCTTGCAAAGCCTTTTCAGTCTCATCTAAATCTTTTTTTAGATTATTCAATCTGTTTTGTGATTCGCTTATAGAATATTTTTCACCTATTATGGAATCTTCGCTTGCCCCATTTCTGCGAGCCTCTAATCTCCGTTCTTCTTTTTGGATGTCAGATTCAAGTAGGTCTTTTCTTCTTTTAAGTTCGGCTTCGTTTAGCGATTTAACATTTCGCTCCATAAATTTAAGCTGCTTGTTTCCCTCGTAAATTCTTTTTGCAAGAAGGCCAAAGCCTACTATAACAGCTCCGCCGATCATATAAGGATTTAAAGCTGCAGTTAATCCGCCGGCTCCGTTAATTACATTTGTTAAAGAGCTCAATGTAAGAGATAAGTTTCCGGTAATGCTTAATACTGGTCCTAAAGCAGCCGCCACTCCTGCACCAAAAATAACCATGTCTTGCTCTTCTTCTGATAAGTCATTGAAAGCATCTACTACATCTATGACATTTTCCTTTATTTGAGTCATTATTGGTTCTAGTTCTGCACCTAATTCAGCTAAAGATTGCTCTAAATCATAATTAGCTTCTGCACTTTCTACAAGTGCTTCATTATTATCTTTATACTGCTCATATACATCTGATAGTCCGGTATTGGCAAGAGTCTGCATTACATAATCAGTTGCTTTGCCGTTTTCTTTTGCAGTCTGCAGCCCTTCATTAAAATCATCTAAATTAATACCTAATCTTGACAGCATTTCATCAAATTGACCAACTGACTGTCCCGATCCAATAGTTTCCTGGATTGATTCAGATAAATTTTCAAACTTCAATGTGTCTGGGAACTGTATAACAGCACCAGCTATATCATCAATAACACTTGATAATTGTTCATCTCTGAAACCTGCAGCTAACAAACTGGATAATCCCTCAACGTTAGAATCTAATTCGCCAGTAACGGCGTTAAGATCTGACATATATCCGTGCATTTCATCAATACTTACATTTGCAGTTCGAGCGTTATTTTCAAGAGTCGAAACTTCTTTTCTAAAATCTCTTGTTCCTTCTGTAAGCGCAAAAAAGGCAGCTGTAATAGGTAAAGTGACATGAGTATTAAGGTTATCACCGATTCCTTTCATTCTATTCCCGAACTTTTCCATGCCGTCCGCAGCTTTTTGCATCTTTCTGCTAAATTCATTCGCTTTTCTTTGGGTTTTCTCGAGTTCATCTGTAAAACTTTCAAGCTGATCTTCAGTTTTAATCAGCTCTCTGCGATATTCCCGGTATTCCTTTTCTCCAACATCTCCAGACTTATATTGTTTCTGCATGTCTTTTTCAGCTTGTTTTAATACATCAAGTTTTTCTTTAGTTTGCTCAACTCTTTCTGTAAGAATATCCTGTTTTTGAGCCCAGAGTTCAACTGAGTCTGGATTGAATTTTAATGCTCGATTAACCTGGTATAATTCTCTTCCTATTTTTCTTGATTGAGAACGAATATCTTTAAGAGCCTTGTCAAGGCCTTTTGTCGATGCTCCAATTTCTACAGTTATACCTTTTTTCTGAGCCACTTAATCACCTCCCGAAATGATTTTGAAAACTTTGCGGAGTTCCTTGGGGTTCAGATATTTTCTTTTCTTCTTCAATATCTTCGCCAAAATAAATTCTTTGTAATCTTAAAAAATCTAATAAATGTATATAATTTAATTCATCGATAGAATAATTCAATCTTTTAGCAATAGATAATATATATAAATCTAATCTATCTATGTTTCTTTCAGTTTTTTTTTACTCTTTTTTTCGTTTTTATTATCTTCAAATTCTTTACCACTGAAATTTTCTTCTAATCTTATAACTAGATCCACAAGCCAGTTGAGATTAAGTAAGTTCGGTTTATCAAATTGATTAAGCCACTCATCATAAGTAGGAAATTTAAAAATGTCATTATCTGCTTTGTTGAGACAATAAACAAATTCTAGCAGCTCATCAGATATTTTTTTGATTTCATCCTGCTCTTTTTTAATTTCTCTAAAATCTCCAGTTTCATAATTTTTATATTTTTCTTGAATGCCGCCAACTTTGGCGACCGCTTTCCCTACTTCTTCTAAAAAGTTTTTATCAAAATTATCTCTGTAAAGTTTTGGGACTAAGGCGGAAAACCTCAGTCCCAAAGTGTGATCCCATATATTAATCTTTTCTTGCAGCATTAATTATCACCTACACATCAGTAGTTGAAGGAACGGAATCAAAGAAGTTAACATACCCAGAATCATTTTCGAATATTTCTCCCATAACTCTACGCGCTGTTTCTTCTACAAACATTGTTAAGTTAAGGGTTTCTGTATCAAATGTAACTGAGTCCTCCTTAGTGTTGTTATCTTTTGAAGGTCTAGAAGCTTTAGTTCTCCAAAAAACAAATCTCATGTCTTCTTCATTTCCATTTATTTGAGCCATTAAAGCAAATTCTTTTGGCTCATCATCTGCAGACTCGACAATCATTCCATTTGAAAAGACTGTTTTCCCGAGCATTTCAGCTTGAATCTCTCTAGGGATAAAGCCAGCTTCAATAGAGCCTGTATATCCGTTATTAGTTTCTTCTTCAAGTTGCTTAGTATCATCTCCGAACAATTCAGCTGTGTCACCTTCTGGATCTGCAGCAAAGTTAATAACTCCTGGAATTTGTTTTACTTCACCGTATCCAGTTGTTCCAGCAGTGACAGCTGCAGAACTACCCATTGTAGCTCCAGTTGTTCCAGTGTCAGTGAATGCAATTTCTAAAGTAGAATCATTTTCTTGCACTACTTTAGTTTTAAGGTATATAACACCTTTATCGTTTCTAGCATCAAAAACTGGACTAATGATATCATCATTGTTTAAAACATTGACAATTGCAGATGCAACTTTGCTCACTGTAGTATGAGTTTCGCTTGCTAACGGAACTACTACAGAATGAGGAGAATCTGCTCCAAGCAAAGTTCCTGCTGTAACTTGAATTTCTATTTCTCCGTCTGTCGAAGGTGCTGCAGTAACTTCAATTTTTTCAGCCTGCGCTTCTCCTTTAAAAGCTATGTGGAGATTTCTTAATCCCCATGTACCTTTATTTGACATAAATTTCACTCCTTTATATTATTGATATTTCATAAACTGTCTGATACAAATCTTCATCGTCTAAAAATTCTTGTGATTTCTGATAAGCAATCCCTAAACTTTTAAATAAATTTTCGATTTCTTTTTCAACTGGCGGATTCCACTTTTTTGTATATAGTTCAACATTAAAATATTCAACTCCAACATAATTAATATTATCCGCCATAAAATCATTGTTATACCGATAAACAATTAGAATAAATGGAGGAGATTGAGGTTCTTTAAACTTTCGATAAGCTGTTGGGTATAAAGTTTTGAGTTCAGCCAGTAATTCTTGATAAATCATTCAATCAACCTCCATTCTCTAGTATTTTGTTAATATTTCTTTGGTACTCAGCAATATATTTCTTCTCAGCCGGTCCGATATGCGGTATTCCTTCGACTCTACCAGTTCCACCATCAATTGCATGTCCATTCTCAAGTAAATGAGTTAGCTGCGGTTTATCTTTGTTATATACTGTAATAACAATTTTCCCGTACTTTTTGCTTGTAGAATAGCTCCAGCCGTTAGCATATTCACCCGTTTCTTTAGGAGAATTACTTTTAATTTCTCTTTTCATTTTACGAGCAGTTGAACGAGTTTCTTTTTCAATTGCATCTTTAACAGGTTCAGTATAATCCTGGACTGAGTTAACTATTTCATCTGCGAGCTGGTCAATGCTAACTGTTTTAGACATCGCCATTCACCCTCTCGCAAGTGAGAATAGTTCTTGCGCCCATCTTTTGGCTGCGGATAATATTATAAATTGTTCCATCAAATTTAATTTCTTTCTCGCCATCATATTCAACTGAGCGAATTTCAAATTTAACTTCTGGTCTTAATCCCTGGCTAGCTGCATTATAATATTCAGATGATCCAATAGAATTTTCATTTGCAAAGACTTTTCTTTCGGTTCGAGTTTCAATCTCATTTCCCCACTCGTCTTGAGTAATTGTAGTTGAAATAAGATGAATAATTTTGTTATATCTCATTCAATCACCCACTTATCGTTATGTCGCCAGTGATATCAATATATTGAGCTTCGCCATCAGCAATTTTATATTCTACTTGATTTTTTGGCCTGCTATAAAAAATAACTGTCCCAGAGCTGGCAGTTTCTTTTTCTTCTCCATCAAAAACAACAGTACATTGTTCAGAAGCATTGATAGTAATTTTGTAACTGTTATATTCTCTGAGTTGAGATAATTTATTTGCAATTGACTCATAAACTTCTAAAAATCTTTCAGCTTCTGGGTTGTCATAGCCAAAGTTTCCTTTGCAGTATAAAGTAATTGCATAAACAGTTAAATCATCTGTCTCTTCTATTTTTAATAAACCTTTAGTGTCTAAATCGCTTTTGGCTGCTTCGATTACTCCGGTTATTTCTGCATCATAATCATTGGCTGTAATTCTTAATGAAGTCTTTACATCATCCAAGAGAGCCATTTAATCGCCCCCTATACTATTAGATACACATTTACATCAGTGCCGTTCATTGCGCTATCTAATAGCACTGTATTGTTTTCAATGTTGGCAGAATCGACAGCAACAGTTGGAGCGGTAGCTTCTAAAACATTATCTCTATAAGCTTTTAATACGGTGTTTCTTTCAAGCTTATAAGGTAATCCTAATTTGTTGGCTACTCCCACCTGGACCTCATCAGTTCCAGCATTTGTTTCAACCGGCAACTCAATACTTATGACAGTTTTGAAAGCTTTATTGCCTTGCACTTCTGTATCGCCATTAAGAGCAATTGTTTCGCTGATTGCATTATCATCAATGTCAGTTCCGTTAATTACAATATCCCCAGCCACACTTGCTGCATTAGCTTTAATTTTTAAGTTTCTAGGAACATTAGGATCAGTAATCCCAGATGTAATAGTCTGAGTTTGAGAAGTTAAGGATGTAGAGCCTAAAACTCCAGCAATATCTTGAGCTTCAACTGCGCCAATATCTAATTCTGCAATAGCTCTTAGTTTTTCACTTGTGCCAGCATCATTTTTTACTTTTCTGTCAAGTTTATGATTCAATGCTACATAACTCATTTATTTATACCTCCTTATAGAAAAGGGCTAGCATAAGCCAGCCCTAATAATTATTTATCCTTTTTTGACTCTTAAGAATCCATTTTTAGAAACGACATTACCTCCAGAGAATACAACTCCTCTATGAGCTAACATACCTTCCTTAAATTTATAATCGCTAGATCTTTTAACATCAACGTCAGAGAATACTGTCATTTTATAATGAGACAAGACTCCATAAGCCATGGAATATTCGCCTGCTGTTACTGCATCATCGGAGATAGCATTACAAGCAGAGTTAATGATATAAGGAACGCTGTCAATAGTCCCTGTGTTGCCGTTATTTTTTACATCATACACTTTTGTTCCATCGGTATGTCTTAATGTAGCAAATTCTTTTAAGTCTTTTTTGTTAAGTATTAATACAGCGGCATCTTCAACATCTTCATCCCCACCATAGCTATAAATGATTTCATCAAGAGTATTTTCATCAATAGAGGCAATTGACTTGTCAGTAGTTGCATCAATAGCAGTTGCTCCATCATCAAAAATCCCGACAAAGTGACCTGTTGTTCCATCGCCAATAAGAATTTCTTTAGTGATTTTCTTTCTGATAGCTTTTGTTATACCTTTCATTACTTCTTCGTCATAATCGGCAGCAGGAAGTTTAAGTATTTCTTCTGTATCTTCAGCATAAGCTGTAATTTTTGTCTTATTTATATCAGCATAGCCAAACTCAGTTTCAGCTGTGGTAGGAGCTCCACTTTCGTCAGTATATCCACCTTCGCCATAATTTTTGACATATGATTCTGAGTAGCTTTCTCCACCAGGTAAATTTTTAACTGCAACTCTGTCAATTAAGCTAGATACTTCGTTAAAGGTTGGATTAATGGCGTCTGATTGGTGTTTTTCTAGTAAGACATTAGAAGATCCTATTGTAACAGATCTTTTCTCTTTTAAGTCTTTACCTCTTTTTTCTGCTTCATCAACTTTTGGTTTTTCTTCCTGAGCTGATTCAACGCTTCTTACTTCTGTTTCTCCAGCCTTAATACTTTCAGCAATTTTTTGACGCTTTTCCATTTCTCTTAATTCTGCTTTTTCATCTTGAAGTTCCCTGATTTCATTTTCTAAAGCTTCAATATCAATGTCCGCTTCTTTATCATTTAGCTTGCTTCTAATCTCTTTCAGTCTTTTTTCAATTTCTTTTAATCTATTCATTATTTAATCATCTCCTTAAATTTTTGTTAAAAGAATTAATCTTTTTCGCTTTTCTTTTTCATTTTTATAACCTTTAAGACTTCTCATTTTGATTTCACTACTTGAATAAGCGGGGAAAGTGCATGGACTAACTTCATGTATTTCAGCTTCTAAAACAGTTCTTTTAAGAATAGTTCTGCCTTCAATCTCTATTTCTGACCATTTATCATCAATGACTGTAAATGCGAATGAGCTGCCGTCAACATCACCCCTTTTAATACTTTCTAAAGCGTCATCGCCCCAGGAGTTATTAGGTAAATCAATGTCATAATTTAAACCAGTAGAGTCAGAGTTAAATCTTAAAGTCCCGCTTTTGACACTTCCTAAAGGAAACTCGGATTTATGATTCCATAAAGCTTTTTGGCTTCTGTCCTGTAAACTTTTATCAAAAGCCCCTTGAGCAAACTCTTCTACAAATTCATCACCCCAATAATCAGTTAATATTTCTGAACGCTGATTATATTTAAGGGCGTAACCACCAATAGTTCGGTTGTTTTCTTCATTTATTTCTCTAAGTTCGATATCAGTAGAACGGTTTCTAGTTTCTTTTTCATTCTTCATCTTCTTCGGTGTCGTCATCTACAAATTCACCCCCTTCTACTGGTGCTGTATCTAATCTTCTAACTGGCTCATCCCCGCCTTTAATTGGTCCTAAGTTCATTACTTTGCGCCATTCATTTGGAGTTAGCGCTCCTCTATCAACCATATTTAGCAGGTTGAGTTTTGTTTTCATTGAAGCATATTGCAAATTAGAAGCTTCAAAAATTATTCTATTTCCATAACCTCGCTCTCTTTTGGTGAAAAAAACATTTGTAAAAGCATTTGAGAGCTGAATTGCAATTGGCTCAATTTCTGACTCATAAAAAGAATTCCATTCGTCTTCATCATAATTATTCATTACAATGCTTTCATTTACCCCAAAATAAGCATAGAGCCTTTTGATTGAGCGATCCATTTGCGCTGCATTAGGAACATAATCATTTGGCTCAACTTGTTCAGCATCAAATTTTGGATCTGTCGCGGCAGCCCCTATTTCGTTTTCAATAGATAAATAATTATCGACAAATTTTTCTAATTCAACTTGCTTATCTTCTGGCCTGATGGCGCTTTTAAATTTAAGTAGCCACCTAATAATTGCTCCATTTTTAATTGCGTTTATTACTGAATTATCTGTATTTGTTATTACTTCCATTAAATTTTGAAGAGCTTGATAATGGCCGTCTCCAAAAATATCATGCTCATTGAAATCTTTTCTAAGATGAATAACATCTTCATAAGGAACCACTACATATTTGCCGGTTCTAAACCAAAGTTTCATATACAATTCATTAGATTTGCTTTCTACTAATTCTGATCTGCTTACTGGAATAGGGTAAATTGCATTAATTTTAGTTTCATTTCTATCAATATAAGCAAAAGCATTGTGGTTAAGCTCTCTTTGGATGACCATTTTAGAAAGAAAATCTTGCATGCTCATATACGGATTTGGATTTTCTAAAACTTCTCTAATTTGTGGCCTATCATTTACTTTGATGTTTTCCTCTGAGCCTTCAATATGTTTAGGGTTGAGTTTCCCTATCGCATCAGATTTAGGCCTTATGCAAGCTCTAACAATATCGTTTTGCCAAACATCTCCAGACCATGGAGAAAAATAATTGTTTGATGAACTTATTAGTTTAAAAGTTTGCGTAGCTTTGTTTGCATTCCCGTTTCCAAATATTTTGCTGAATAATCCCAAATAATCACCTCCTAAATCATATTCTTATAATCTTGCATTTTTTCTTGTAAAATTACATAAGCGTCAAGCATAGCAGCTGTACCATCTATTCTTTTTCTTTGATTTCGCTGTTTAGCCGGCTGAATATTAAGATTTTTATCAATATCTACTGAAGTATTACTTAAGCACCATTTAGTTGTTGGATGATTGTTATAATTTATTTTGTTAGCTTTTAGGTCGGCTCCTAATTGCTTCATTGGTCCTGACAAAGTTTTTTTGCCTTGATGAACTTTAATCATGGCTTCTTTCCCGAAATATCCCTCCATTTCTTCAACCCAGTACCGAGCTGACCATGCATCATAACCAACCCAAGGTATATATATATCTAATTTATTTTGAACTTCTAAAAACCATTGTGTGACAAATTTAGGATGTATTTTATTACCTGGTGTTGTTCTTAATAAGCCTTGTTTGTACCAAGCGTTATATGGAATTTTATCTTCGCGCGATCTTTGTTCTAACAAGTCTTCAGGTAGCCAATACATTGACAAAGCATATATTTGGCTGTCGCCAGGGAGCATGAAAAGAACGCTCGCTGCAGTTAAATCAGTCGTTTCAGAAAGATCAGTTCCGCCTATCCCATAACGCGGCTTTAACTCCTCAACATCAAAAGTGGCTGTATTATTTAATTCTTCAAAGTTCAACCATGCTTCAGATGATGTTTCTCTGATATTAAAGTCTTTAGTCAATAGATTCTTAACCAGCAATGGATTATTTTGCGCTTTATGAACTTTGGTTTCTAAATTATCTCTTTTCTTAATAGTACCAAGCCCTGGATTAGCTTTTCTCCAGTTTTTTCTGTCAGTCCATTCGGACCTTTTGTCTAACTCATAAATAATTGGTAAAAATCTTTCGTCTTTATAACCTTCTGGATCATCAAATCCATTAATAATCATTTCTGCTTCATCATACTTTAGGTCGTAAACTTGCTCTCTAACAGTCCCAGCAGTTGTGATCATAAATATTAAAGGTTGTTCTCTTGCTGATGTACCGTCTTTGATAACATCGTAAAGGTTCTTGTCTTTCCATGCGTGTATCTCATCAAGAGAGGCTCCATGCACATTGAGCCCGTCTAATCTATCGCTGTCAGACCCGAGAGGCACAAAAGTTGAATCATTATGTCGGCCCTTTAATTCTTTAACCAAAGGTTTAATGCTTTTCAGTAAGAATGGTGATTTTTTAACCATTTTCTTAGCTTCTGACCATACTATTTTGGCCTGTTTTTCTTTTGTAGCAACCGCATATATTTCGGCCCCTGGTTCATTATCGGCAACTTGAAGATATAAAGAAATCGCCGATGAAAGAGTTGATTTTCCATTCTTTCTGGCAACGACTAATAATACTTCTCTATATTTTCTTGTTCTGTTAGTTTTATGAATAAACCCAAAAATAGCTGCTATAAAAGCCTTCTGCCAGAGTTCTAATTTAAGCGCCTGGCCTCCCCATTTACCTTTTGATTGTTTGCAAAAATTTTCTATAAACTCAATTGCATGATTAGCGTGGCCGGCACTATACTCCCACTGGCTTTGATCGTCATGAACATCAGCTACAAGTTTTTTATAAACTTTTTTAACTTTTTTGCAGGCTATTATTTCGCCAGATTGAATTTTATTATTATATTCAATGATTGGATTATAACTCAAAGGATATCTTATATAATTACTGTTGTTTTTCTTAGTTTTTTCTTTTGTTTTTTTAGGGTGCTGCCAACATCTCCACTCATTTGGTGGATTATCATTAAATTCTTTTTCTCTGCTGCATCTGCTGCCATCGTTTTTAGTTCCTGAGCATCTAACTATCATCTTTAATCAGGCCTCGATGCTTCAAACTTTTCTATAATATTTTCGGGATTAGTAACTTCTTCTTTTGGCAACAAGTCAAGCAATTGCTTCATAACAGCATTATGTCTATTAACTAATGAAATATAGGTGCTTGCTTCTGGAGATTGTTTAGTACCCCATTGGTTTTCTCCATTCTGATACTTTGATACAACTCCATTAGCATTGATTTCATCCTGCAAGTCCTGGAGAGTTATGGCCATAAATGCTGCATTTGCAATTAATGACTTTGCTATATCCATTCTCTGGCTATCTATATCTAAATCTTCTAAAATTGCTCTTAATCTTTCTTTTTCTTCTTTAACTCGCCTATCTTTTTCTAAAAACTCGTTATTTTTAGCTGCTGTATTTGACATTTTATACCACACCCCCCTCGTGAGCTTGATATGTATTAATTGTGTATCCCCTCTCGGTCCCCTGGCAGCCACCACCCCGATAAAAACAGGGGGGGCTACCTTTCAACCAGCTCTCCATGCTCATTAAACTTCAACCCTTGTCTAACTACCTCTGCACTCGCTCCTACTCCATGTTCCTCGTTATGGCAGTCTAAGCACAGGTATTCTAAGTTATCAAAGTTAAGAGTAATCTCTGGATCATTAATGTTGTCAGGAGTTAAGTATTCAATGTGATGAACTATCTTCCCAGGATTAACCTTGTCATTCTCCAGGCATCTCTCGCACAGTCCATTCACTTCTGCGATATAAGCCTCTCTACACTCCTGCCATTCTTTACTCTTATAAAAACTTTTAGCCCATTCCTTTGCCATCTTTCCATTCCTCCAGGCTAATTATGTCATTATCATCAGCAAAAATATATCTATGATAGGCAAGTATGCAATCAAAGCAAAGATTATGCTTATTCATATCTTTAGTAGCGTTCTTAGAGAAATATTTACTTTCGCACTTGCTGCATGTTTTATCGCCTCTAATAATAGCCGGCATCAAATCACCTCTGGCAAATATGTAATATAAACCGGCTGGGCTGGCCGGCAGCAGTATATTATAATATGGAGGTAACAACAGACGCCCACAACGATTTCTGTAATTATTAGTTTGTGGCATAGAAAAACCCAGCTCGTCTGGTGGCAAGCCGGGTAAAACAATAAAGGAGGAAAGTTATTGAAAAAATCTTATACTTTCCATGATATTAATATATCATCTTTTAAAGCTTTAAATGTTTACTAATCGTTTACTAACTGTTTATTTTTTTGCATATCCGAGAATTCTTGCTATTTTTTCTATTGCCTGGTCTTTAAAATCATAATATTTGTTTCTTCCCCACTCAAATTTTGGGTGAGTATATATGTTCACATCTTTCTCAATAGTCCCATTCATATATTTTTTTTCCACTACAAATCTTTCCATTGTATATAAACCTTCAAGAGCTTCTTCAATTTTGGCTATCATACATTCTTTACTTTTTAATTCTTCTTTGAGCTCGCTTTCATCCCGATTAATAACTGCATTTTCTGTAGCTGATCTAAAATCATTGCTGCCTTTAACGTTCACTCCTTCATAACTTACCCCTCGATTTGACTCGATTAATTCATCTAATTCTATTCTGATTACAGCGCATCTCTGTTTATATTCTTTGTAGTTAAGTAACTCTTTGACCACTCTCGAATAGTAGTCTTGCATCTAATCACTCGCTTTCTCTAACAAATTTTATTTCATAATCAAAATTATCTTTTTCAATTTCAAATTTGGTTACTTCAACATGATAAATCGGGTGAATTTCTCCTTTTTCTATTTTGTCAAATTCATTAGATATTGCAGTATAAATTATTTTATTGCTTATAAAATTATGTTCTGCATTTAAAACTATAATTTTTTTATTTAATTTTTTGGCAGCTTTTAAATCTAAATCTCTAAGAGAATCGACATCTATTTCTAACTTTCCTATTTTGCTATACCACAAATCTTCAACTTTCAACCGCAATCACCCCTGTTAGTCCTCATTTTTATATCTGTTCCTTTATGCCTTTCCAGCCAGTCTGCTTCCTCTTCCCTCAAAAGCTCATTGATAGGCTTTTCTCTTCCACACCTAATGCAAGTGCCTTTATTCTTAACACTGTCTAATATCATTGTTCTCCGGCTACAGTGAGGGCAAATAACCGGCACTTGAATATGGGTTTTAATTCCTTGATATTTGCATATTTTTCTGGCTTCGTCAAGCATACTCAACCACCTCTAAATTATCTTCTAATATCCAATAATGTTCCATGCTATCTAATTTATAATGGATGTAATTGTTGGTAGCAGAGTTTGATAAGCGCCTTTTTATTATTTTCCCTGTTTTCCCTTTAAAGTGACCATCTTTTATTATTTTCACTTTATCTTCTAAGCTATATTGAAATGTATTTTCTTCAAGATTTTTTTTAGCAAACAATAAAGAAGCCTGCAAAAAGTAAAACTTTTCAGATGGTCTGCCTCTATGGATTGTTTCAATTTCGTTAATAATTCTATCTAATTGCTTTAAGCAAGTTTTTTTAGTCATTATTTCTTTTAAAACCATTTTAGTTTCTTTAGATATTTTCATTTCCTTAGTTTCATCTAAAAGCTTATCAATCATATTTTCTTGAAATTCTTTCCCGGTCCCCGGGCCAGCACCTTTATTTCTATCGCCCATTAACTTCAACTCCTATTTTTATAGTATTTTCATTTTTAAACTTACCATTGATTTCTTCTAAAAGCTGATTAATTTTCTCTAATTTGCTTTCAATTTGAACCAGTTCGGTCATAGCTTCTGAAGTATCAGCATTCACTCTGACAACTAAATTACTAATCGGCTTGCTATTATAGTCTTCCGCAACCAACCTGTCCTGCAGTTCATCAATTCCCTCCTCCAAAAATGATTTGCCAGTTTTATGACTCATTTTTGCCGATTCTTCCAGCAGTTCCTCTAAAAAACATAACATTTCGCTTCTATTCATTATAATTAACCCCTTTCTTTTTCTAATTACCGGGCCAGCACCCTAAATTTCTTCTATTCTAATTACAGCTCTCGGTTCATCATCAAAAAATATTCCAGTTTTGCCGTATCTCTTAATCTGCTTATCATTGTCAAAAGCATTTGCATACTGCAGCCCATCTTCAACTGCTTTAACCAGATTACTTAGGTCTCCATGCCTTTTGTCATTGAAATAGAATTCACAACTTAATTTTAAATCACCTTTGAGTTTTTCACCATTAGATGCCCTTTTCCACATCCATGCTATATCTCTTTGATATGCCAGACTCTTTTTAGCTCTTTTAGTCCACTTAGACTTTTGAGTCATTCGCTGAGCTGGTACTGGTCTGCCTGCGACTACAAATCCAAACTTCTCCATTATTTTCACCTCCAATTGCCCGGGCCATCACGGATAAACAATAGCCTCGACATGATATTTTTTCTTAAATGATTTCCAGCCCATCTTATGAGCTATATTGTGATATTCAGCTGATAAACATATTTTCTTTAGATTACTATCATCTAGCTTTTGTCTATTTTGCCCCATGCCAATTGCATCTGCATGGTGAACATGAACTATTTCACCTGAATTGTCTATATAATAGTTTTTGCCTGGCTTAGTACTGACAGCACATATTTTCTTATCCAGGCACATTCTTAGCCATCTATCCAGACTGTCTAATCTCTTCCTGGGGTTTTCTTTCCACTCTACTCCCAGCTCATAACCTAGCCTTATCGCAAAATCTATAAAATCAATTGCTGCTTTCTTAGAACAATCGGATAAACTTATTCTTCCATGCTCAGAGACCTCAGCAAACCTCATAACCAGAGCCTCTTTCATTTCTTCCTTTTCATACCCTATTGAGTTACCCATATCTTCAATGACAGCAAATGCTTTATTTCTCTGACTGTTAGTTATCATATTCATTAACCTTTGCTGCTCTTTTTTATTTATTTCAAACTTTACTCTGATTTCTTCCATCTCTTTGAATTTTGGTCCAACATTAATCAAAATCCTTTTACTGTCTTTCCCAGTTATCAATATAACTTCATGATCTCCATTAGCCAACTGTTCTATATTTTTGATTTTAGCTGAGGCCAGGGCCATCTGATTGAAGTTCACAATTAATGGTTTATCTTCAAATTTATCAAATCCATCTGGTATATCTTTTATGATCAGGCTTACTACTCCTGAGTTTTTTCTAGTCTTCCATTTTTTTAAGCTGCATCTAAATATCATTTCTGCCTCCTTCAACATCAAAATTAAATTTTACTTCATCATCTTTATTTTCTACAAATACATAGATATGATTTGTATATTCACAAATACAACAACCTTCTTCTGGATCACAATATGGATTTGGGCAAGGTATTCTTTTCTTGATTTTGCTCATTTAATTTTCACCCTCTAATATATCGCTCTCTGTTTAATAAGACCTCAGTTCAAGACCGGCCGGGGGAAGATCTTAAGTTCTTAAGGTCTTAGCTTCCAGTTAGCTTAAAATTTCTTTTCAGGCTGGCCCGCTCGTTGGGCAAACCAACTCATGTCTTTTTCCATACTTCCAGTTTGCTGTCTTTCATAACATCTACGGCAGACACCTCCTCTACCATCTTCTTCTGCATACATTACTCCACATTCAGGGCATTTCTTCATTTCTCTGCTCCTTCCTGCTGGCCCGGGCCATCACCCTTGATTAAGGCCAGTTAGTCTCTCAATTATTTTTATTCCATCTTTCGGATCTATATAGTCTTTACATCCTTCGCAGTTAACATCATCAAACCTTTCTACTTTCTTATCACACCACTCAACTGCAGCTGTCCCTAGTTCTTTATGATAATACCAGGCACATGGCCGGTTAGTTATTGAGCTGTGATAGTGGCAAAGCGTTCCTTTTCTGATTTGTTCCTCACATCCATCTATCTCGCAAATATAATAATCTTTCATCTGCCTCCTTTCTGGAAAATTGGAGCAATGTCTAGTTGGAGCCCACTCAACTGTTAGAATTAGAGAAAGTAAACATTTTTTATTGCTCCAATCCTCCAATGCCGGGCACAAAAATTCTTAAACTTTTTCTGGTATATAGATTATTTTTAGCTGGCCCGGTCGATCATGCTCTATTGTTGTCGGTGACCTCATTTTGATTCCGTCTATGATAAGTATTCCAAACTTTTTTCTGATTACTTTTGAGTTCATTCCAACACCTTCTATTTAATTCGGATTTTTTAAATCCCAAAGAGATACAAAACCTACCTCTTCTGGCCTAACAGTTGTAAATCTAGCAGCTTCACATTCTTTTTTATCTATTCTTTTCGCATACTTAATTTTTGCTTTATAGGAATTTCCAGCTTTTACTATTCCCATAGAATATATTACTGGTTTTTCACCGGCTCTTTTTTGATAATCTAGCACTATATATATTGGTTTTGGGTTTTGCTTAGAACGGAACATCGAAATCATCCCCCTCAAAGTTATCGTTATACTGTTCATTTACTTGCCGGCCGTTGTTTTTGCTATTAGATTGCTGGCTATTATTCTTAGAGTGCTGGCCGTTAGAATGCTGGCCCGGTCCCTGGGTTTTACTTTGCTGCTTATTTCCTTTAGCTTGTGAATTATTTCTCTGATTGTTATTGTTTGCAAAGTCTAAGAATCGGACATTATCTGCATTTACTTCCGGATTAATATAAGTTCTATTGTTATTTTCACTCTTTCTAATCTGCAGGCTGCCATCTACTCCGACAAGCCTTCCTTTACCCAGATGCCTGGCACAATTTTCAGCCAGGCCTCTCCAGGTGACTATGTTAATGAAATCGACTGGCTTATCCCCTTTTTTGCCGCTATAATTTCTTTCTACTGCCAGTGTGAAATTACAGACTGGAGTACCATTTTCTGTATAGCGGAGCGAAGGATCTTTAGTAAGTCTTCCAATTAAAACAATACGATTTAACATTAAGCACTCTCCTCATAATCATTAATTTTGTTATAAAAAGTTCTTTTGCAAATACCTTTAATCTCACAGATTTCTTTAACGGTTTTTCCTTCTCCTCTCATTTTTAATAATTCTTCGGGGTCGATATCTTTATAACTTGGGTGATTAATCGGGTTAGAAAATCTTTTTTTAGCAGCTTTACTCATTTTATTTTTGGTTGATGCTGATAAAACTCTTTGTTTGTTATGCTTGGCAGTATGTTCACCAAATTTCATTAACTGCAAATTTTCTATTCTATTATCATCTTTTATTTCGTTTTTATGGTGTACGATTTCATCATCTTTTAATAATCTCCCTAAATTTTCTTCCATAACTAATCTATGTTCCATTACATAACCTCTTGTTGTCGAATTTGGATGATCAGGCGAATAAATCATTTTATACCCTTTCCCAGTATAGTGAACACCACCGTTCCAATTAGCCCCACCTGAACCACTAAACCTTTCTGACTTACTTTCCTTTAGATATTCTTTAGATTTATTTATTTTTAATCTATTAGCCTTATGCTGAATTGCAGTTACAGTTCTATTAAATATTTTAGATAATCTTTTATTTGAATAATTGGGATAAAGTCTGATTAATTGTTTTTCTTCTTTATCAGTCCACAATCTTCCCCTAGCCATCATTCATCAGCTCCTTTTTCTCTAATTGCTCTAACCTTTTCCAATCTTTCTTCTGCTATTTTAACTGCTTTTTCGTGAGAATCTGATTGAGCTATTTTTTCTAAACCAGCTAACATAATATCGTGGATTATATCATCTTTTGAAAATTCTTTTGGCTGATATTCTTCATCATCAAATAAAATTTTCTCCATATAATTTGCCATCATCAACCCTCTCCTTTTTCTTCTAGCCATTTTAGATTTTTCGAAAATATCCATATTCTTTTCTATTTCTTCCTGAGACTCCGGCTCGCACCACTGGGTATCATCCTGCATATACAAAAGCATTTCTATATACTTACCCATCTTGATTGCTGCCTTCGGCTTTATTAATTGCTAACCTCAATTTTCTTTCCCATTCATGTTTCTTACATGTAAATCCATTGTAAGGATCACACTCACACTCAAGATTTTTAACTATTTTCAAACTATATTTTGCAACATCTAGCAATTCGTCTCGCTGTTTTTTAATTTCTATTTTCTCTAATGCTAAATCACTGCTTGATTTCATTGTTCGTCAGCTCCTTTAGCTTTGTTTGAGTGCCTCCAACAACTCAGGTGCAGCTGCCATCAGTTGAGCTTTCTTTTTCTTTTCGCCGTAAGTTATATCATCAGCAACAAAACATTTGATAACTTCTTCCTTTTCGTCAATAACTTCTATGATTTTAAACATCGAGCGTTCAAATTATCTTAGTTTCCACCTCATGATTTACTCTCCTATCTCGCCCCGCAGATTCCCGACTCGCAATCCGGATCTACTTCTCTATCAAAGCCGCCATCAGGGCCAACTTTATTTTCTTTCATTTCAAGCTTTTCGTTTTTCTTTTCTTGGCGTTCTAATATTTTTTCTGGTACCATTTCTTTTTCGCCGCATTCCTGGCAAATTAGAATTTTGTAATCAGAATAACTTGTTAATTCAGTTTCTTTAATTCGGTGATCAGTTTCTTTTCGACAACTTTTGCACTCATAATTAATCATTACTCCACCAACCTATAATCTCTATCGCAATAGTTCTTCCCTCGCTGTTCCCCGTCGGACATGCTTTTCTTTCTGCCCTGGTATCTTTTAAAAGCGGCATTTAATCCTTTATTCCCATATTTATTTCTCAACTTATTTCTAGCAATTTTTCTAGTTAATACTTTACCCATTTTATTCATCTCCTTTTGATTTTTGTAAACCTCGCTATAAACCAAATCACAAATATCCAAAAAACGATTTTACTGTCCATCTTCTTCCTCTTTCAGTTTTCTGTACTTCTCCTCGACAATTTCATCTATTACTGACTTTGGCAGTCCTGGTTTCTCTTTGCTAAGCTTTTCTTTGATATGTTCAAGATTCATGTTACCCTCCTTAGCCTATTTTGTTAATCCATTCAACATCAGTGATTACAAGTTTTGTTATCTCTAACTCTAACCTTAATTTTTCAAACAGAATACCCCCAAATCTTTCTCTCCTTGCCGGAGTCATTTTCTTATTAGTGACCACTCTCCGCCAGCCTAGCATTTCGTTTGTCTGGAAATGAACTCTGTAAATATATCTGTTTTGCTTTTTCTTTTTCATCTGTTCCTCCTAACATCAACCAGTATTCCTTTGATTTTTCCAATATTCCCAGTGATCACAATTCTCCAGTTTGATTTTGCAGCTGTCTTTTTCTTTACAATGACCGCAAAAATTATCTTCAAGTTTCTTTAACATTCTTTCTTGAGCACTAATTATTTCAATTCCGAGATATTTGCTTTTGAATTCTGACCATTTCATTCTTTTCATAATAAATCCTATACTTGGACCGCCAAACTTTTTCTTATATCGCTTATAGGTCCTGTAAGATATATCTTTTTCTCCACTCCATTCAACTGCAGCCTTTGCAGTTTCAATCGCGTCCTTCATAGACCAAGCCATTTTAAGCACCTCTCACTTTAATTTCCAACCTGATTTCTTTAAAGCTTTCGCTAAGGTCTATCTCAAAGTCTGTATAATTAGCACTTTCCAGCGCTGTTTCAATGACCGGGCCAGCAAGTTTAATTCTTTTACCTTCATTTTCCCGCTTCACGCTCTTAATCAAATCTGCCATATCATCTTTAGTTACCTGATCAACATTCCCATTCACTATCACTGGTTTCATTTTCTCACTCCTTAAATCTATCCCAATCTTCTATAAAATGGTCTTTCCACTTGTAGTCGCAATTATCAGGACTGTCTTTATTTTTAGCATTTTTAGCAGCTGTCTTAAGATCGTCAATATCTTCAATTCCTTTCTGGGTCCAGTCGTTTAATACTGCTCTACAATATGCCAGGGGTTTATCTTTTTCGGCTGAAATCTTGCAGGCTTTTAAAATTACTGCCTCTGACATTTGCTGCAGGTATTTTTCGAACTTATCCACATTTTTTGTGAATAACTTTTCAGATTCAGATTTCTCTTTCTCTTCTTCTTTTACTTTACTTTCCTTTACTTTACTTTCCTTTACTTTACTTTGTGTACTTTTGTCATCATTTTTTAGGTTTTTGTTATCATTAATCGGGTTATTGTTCTCATTAACTATATTTGAGTTAATTTCATCATCTTTTAGCAGCAAATAATCCTCTTTCATCTCCACTTTTTTGCG